GAAGTACTTTGGGCCTTAATTTTTAAAGTAATACCAAAACCCGCTTCGGCGGGTTTTTTATTTCCAGGTCATAAAAAATACTTCTTGACATTTTTCCTGCCCTTCGATATAATATGTGTATTAAATTATTAACAAATCTTTTTAAGGACCAATATTTATGAGTGATTCACCCGTTTCATTAGCAAGTCTCATGACTCCAAGTAAAACAGTATCTATTGATTTTCCCGGATACTCAGAAATGCAAGTAGAGCTTTGTTACCTTGCTAGAGAAGAGCTGTTAAAGCTCCGCAAAAAGTGTTTAACTAGAAAGTTTGATAGAAAAACTCGTCAGCCGGAAGAAATTCTTGATGAAGATAAGTTTCTTGTTGAGTATTGTCAAGCTGTCATTAAAGGATGGTCAGGACTAAAGTATCGTTACCTAGAAGAGCTTCTTTTGGTAGATGTCTCAAGTCTTGACGCCGAAGATGAACTAGTATATACAAAAGATAACGCAGAGTTGTTAATGAAGAACTCTGCGACCTTTGATACTTGGGTTACAGAAACAGTAGGTGACCTTGAAAATTTTACGAGCAACAAGTAGCAGAAATACAAAAGCTACTTGAGCGCTATGTAAAAAGTTCTACTCAGATAGATATAGACAAGTATCTACGTATCTGTGAACAACTCGGCCAAGAACCTGACCCTGCCAAAATGCCGCTGGACTCTTCTGATTTTCCTGAAGAAGTTCAAGTGGCATTTTTTGTATTTTCATTACTCTCAGATAACTGGGATGGAATGTCGGGAACGTATTTAGGGAAAGTTTGGTCAAATGTTGATTATATTTTTAAACTTTACGAACTAGATAATCCAAAAACAATTTTCTTTTTTGCAAAAATGTATGAAGGAATAGTAGTAAAAGTAAAAGCAGAAGAAGCAGACAGAAAACAAAAAGCAGATAAACGAAAATCAAAGTCTGCAGGAGGTGGAAAATCATACACCCATAATGTTAGCGGATAATGGCAAAAAATAAAGTTGAAATAGATGTAAAAGTAGACGATAAAGGTTCTACTAAAAAAGTAGGCTTAGGGGCTAAAAAAGCTTCTGAAGGCCTTGACGCTACTGCTAAGTCTTCTCGTACTGCTGACCGAAATGTAAAAGGACTTGCCCAAACAGCTTCTGCAGGGGGTAAAAACTTTTCTAAAATGGCGCAAGGCATCTCAGGGGGTCTTGTCCCTGCCTATGCGGTTCTTGCTGCAAACATATTTGCATTATCTGCTGCATTTAACTTTTTAAAGAATGCTTCAGATATTGGAGTATTGGAAAAAGCTCAAGTAACTGCAGCTGAAAATACTGGTATTGCAATGGGAAGGCTTACTACTGGATTGAGAGAAGCTTCAAAAGGTATGCTAGACTTTCAACAAGCTGCTCAAGCTTCTGCGATTGGAGTTGCTAAAGGCTTCTCTCCCTCTCAAATGGAGAAACTAGCTGATGGCGCTATTAAAGTTTCTAACGTTTTAGGACGAGATTTCACAGATGCTTTCGATAGGCTTGTTAGAGGTGTTTCAAAAGCAGAGCCAGAACTTCTTGATGAATTGGGTATTACTCTTCGCTTGGAAACAGCCACAAAAAATTATGCAGATAGTTTGAATAAAAGTGCAGATGCTTTAACAGATGCAGAAAGAAGCCAAGCAGTGTACCTAGAAACAATGCGTCAATTAGATATAGTAACCGCGGGGCAAGAAGGAAACGTTAATCCTTTTGTAAAGCTAGGAGTTACTTTTTCAGACTTAGTAAAAAATATTACTCAATTCTTTTTACCAGCACTCGAAGGAATAGCAAATTTAGTTAATAAAAATGCGGCGGTAGCTTTGCTATTTTTTGGTACAATTGCGGCAAGTATTATAAAAAGTCTGCCTTTTATTGATACAATAAAAGGAAAATTTGGAGCATTTCTTTTTTCACAAAAAAGAGGTGTCGTAGAAGCAAAAAGAGCCTTAGAAGATTATAGGAAAAAGTTAGAAGAAGTCAAGAGAACCGCAGCGGAGAGAGCAGCGGCGGGTGCAAAGGCCCTACAAAAAGGAGCAGGCGCAGCACTAGCTCAAGGAGCTACTTCTCCCGTATTAGAAAGGGCCGCTAGAGGAGAGATGAAGGGCCCGGATAAATCAAATTTAGCAAGAGCATTAAAATCAGCAGAAGCTCAATATGCTAAGAGCGGAAAAATTACAACAGGAATATTCAAGGGCGTATCTATAGAAATTGTTCGTGATATGAAAAAAGGGTTTGATGATGTAGCCAGGGCTTCTAAACAGCGAATGGGTTTCGTAGAAAGAAATATAAAAGGACTAGGCTTAAGAGCAAAAATGGTAGCAAGTAGTATTAAAGTAGGATTTACACAAGCTTTTGCTCTTGCAGGAAAAGCTGCATCCGGCTTTGGAAAGGCTATGAATGCTGCTATGAAAGCTACTGTGATTCTAGGAATTATACAGATGCTGTACGATATGACAATGGCTCTGATAAATTCTCCGTATACTATTATTAAAGGGATTGTAAGTGTAGGCAAGGGGGCATTAAATGTTGTTCAAGGCTTATCGAATATGGTTATTGATGTTCTTAACTATATAATTAAGCAAGTTCAAAAAATCCCTGGATTTGGAGATCTTGAAACTTTAAATGCAGCAACTTTTGCAACAGACATAAATGCAGGAATTGATGACTATGTTGAGAGCATAGGTAAGGTTCAGGAGGCGAAGGCTTGGGAGGAAGAACGAGCTGCCGCCCAACGGTACACAGAAACTTTAAATAAGGTAAAAGACGAAATACCTGAAGTTGAAAAAGCTCTTAATAATATTTTAAGTGGAAAATATTTTGATAAGAGTAGAGAAGACTTTGAAGATAATGTATTTGCGCAGTCAAAAGCGGCTGCAAATGCACTTACTACCTCGGGGATAGATAAACTTTTTGAAGAAGCATTAACTATTAAAGATCCCGAAAAACAAAAAAGGGCAATTCAACTCATTGGAGAAGGTTTATCTGATGAAATTGCACAACTTTCTCCGCAGTTTGCAGCAGCAGTAAAAAGTGGAAACGCAGAAGCTGTAAGAACTCTTACCGCTCAAGCTTTATCTTTTACTGCAAATGTAAACGATGTTGAAGAAAAAATTAGAAATATGAGCCAACTTGTTAAGAGTCAAGGAAGCGCAGAAGGTGTAAGACTATTTTTAACTAATTTAGCGAACACCGGAAAAACGGCGGAAGAGATGGGGGACGCGTTAGGCCTTAGTACTGACGTTGTAGCTCAGTTAAATAAAGAGTTTGAAAATAAAGGGGGCATAGATGCTTATATTGCCTCTCTGAGAGCTGTAGAGCTTGAAACTCAAGCAATTGCAAATGCACGTACAAATTTAGAAATTGCAAAACTAAACAAAGGCCCGGGAGCCGTAGGAGCTCAGCAAAGTTTACAATTTGCAGCACAAGACGCGGAACTTGCACTCAGAGAAAAGTTAAATCAACTAGCAGACGAGAAAACTTTGTTATTTGAGGAGGGGTCTAAAGAGGAACTTGAGCATTTAAATAGAGTAAAAATGCTAGAAGAAGAAATTCGCTTGGGTAAAGAAAAAGTAGAAGTAGCAAGACACGATATGACAGAAATGGGGCAGCTTGGAAACACAATCGGAGAGTCTTTAGCTTCTAGTATGCAATCAGCGTTTAACGGGCTAATCCAAGGTACTATGAATGCAAAACAAGCTTTTGCAAGTATGGCAAAAAGTATATTAGCAAATATTGCAAAAATTATCTCAGAATTACTTGTTGCAAAACTGCTAACAGCGGCTCTTGGAGGAACTAGTTTCGGAACTTTTTTAGGAATTGGAGCAAGAACAGGTGGTATGTTTGAACCCGCCCCTGGATATGCTACTGGAGGTATTGCAAGGGGGAGAGATGCGGGGTACCCTGCAATTCTTCATGGAACAGAAGCTGTAGTACCTCTTCCGAATGGTAAGTCGATCCCTGTAGAAATGAAGAATGGCGGCGGGCAAACAAATAACGTTGTTGTAAATGTTAATATGGAATCTGGCGGAGGGGCTCAGCAAAATAGTCAACGTCAAGGAGGTCAAGGAGAAAACCTTGGAAAAGCCATTGCATTGGCAGTTCAGCAAGAGCTTCAAAATCAAAAACGATCGGGCGGAATACTTAATCCGTATGGAGCAGCATAATGGCAAAAAATTATGGATTTGAAATTGGTATAGGAGATGCAGGTAATAGTCTTCCCGCCGCTGCATATGCTGTAAGCGCTGATCGAGGTATGGCAAGACAAGTTACTCATAATGTTTTAACAGCAAAATTTGGTGATGGGTATGAGCAGAGAGCTTTAGACGGCATAAATACAAAGCAAGAAGTATTTACTTTAAATTTTAATAACAGAGTTTATACTGAAATAAACTTAATAGCAGCTTTTTTAGATAATAAAGCTGCAAAAAATTTCCAAATGACAGTTACTAATACAAAAGATGCTGAGAGTGTTTCCCCCACAGAAACTAATGAAATCGTTACAGTGGCTTGTGATGGATATAATATTACTTATATAAATGAGAACACTGCGGCATTATCCGCAACCTTTAGAAGAGTATTTGAGCCAACAGCATGACTGATTTAATTGATGTAGTACAAAGTACAGAACTTGACGATTCTTATATAGAACTTTTTGATATTGATTTAATCTATATTGATTCAAGTGGTATTAAGCGAACAGAATATATTCATTTAATAAATGGGCTAGATCCTGATAATACAAATATTTGGATGCCTTATGAAAATACCACAGGAACTTTAGTTTGGGCAGAATATTTAGCAACTCCTATTGAGATAGATGGTGTAGCAGTAGAGGCATCAGGAGCGTCTTCAAGACCTACTATAACTGTTGGAAATGTTGCAGCCATGGCAAGAAGTATAGCAGCAGACTCAGATGGCGACTCTGATGAAACAACTTTTGAGGCACAACTAACAGCATTAAGTATTAATAAGAATGAAGATATTTTAGGGTCTATAGTTACATATAGAAGAACTCTTCTAAGTAATACATACGTTAAAATATCTGGCTCAATGTATAGCTATGACGATAGGGCGAGTGTTATAGCAGCAGTACCTAACCCAAGAGAGTTTCCTATCGCTAAGTATGTAGTAGATAGAGTAGTAGCTGAAACACCTATACTAGTTCAGTTTGAATTAGCAAGTCCTATAGATATTGAAGGGCTAAAAATACCAAATCGATATGTTATAGGAAAGTACTGCCCTTGGGAGTATAAAGGAGTAGAGAACGGAGACCCTAAATCAGGGTGTACTTGGCAAGATACATCAGGGCTAAGATTTGATATAGATAATGCTCCTGTTCTAACCGCAGCCGCAGATCAATGTGCAAAAACAGTCCAAGCGTGTA